CGGACAACCCACTTCCTGTTTAAGTTCATCCATTCCCTCAAGCATAGTAGGGATACGGTGTCCGTCGGGAAAACTATTAGCTTTTGAATTGGAAGACTTGGCTTCGGGCATTTTCGAAATCACCCCCAAGATACTCCATTTTCCAGCGATATGGTGACCGTGCGTGAGGATACTGGAAGCGCCCAATTGCCAATACTCTCGCTTGAAGGGAGACCAAGTCTTTTTCCCGGCCCCGAATAGGAGTGCGACTGGATCGTCGAAGAGTTTGCCCGCCACTGCACCGAATCCTTGCTCGCCTTCGCTTTCGAATTGATGCCAACTTTCAGAAATCATGCCCAAATCCAGTATGTGCAAGTTACCCCGCATCAATGCAATTGACCCAAATGTTCCTTTGCTGGCATCTCGGAAGATCATTCCTCTATGGTCAAGTAGTGAGAGTAGCGTCTGCGGAGCGATGTCGGATGCGTCAAAGCTCTTATTAACCGAGGCCGCATAGCCAGCTTGACCTTGCAGGGTTGCGCCCAGAGAACCTTTTTTGACCAAAGGTATCCCCGCTTCACCTGCGGTTTCTAGATCTAGTGAAACGGCTTTGTCGCGAGCTGATGTGGTCTCTAACGCCGTCATGACCCCGTTCGGGTCCATTTGAGCGATCAGACTAGCAACGCGCCTCCAGTCGACATAAATAAACTCATAAACGGAAAGGTTTTTTTCCTCGGAATGCGCCATCTGAATGATCTCTTTTTACTGACTTTTCCAACGTATCGTCCTGAAATATAGCATCAAAAAGCTTGTTCGCCGCGTCACAGGCGTCGTCCGACCGGGTGCGGTCGCTAGCTTCATGATTGTGTCGATCATTCTTACACATAGGAAATATATAACATGGGTGCGTAGCTTTTCAAATTTACTAATACTAGCCAGTAAAGCTTTCATCATTGGTGGTGATTCTGCAAACCAGACATAACCCATACGGGGCGATCGCCAAGGCGTCACTTAGCCGCTTCATCCTCGCACTCTCGCTCGAAGGTCAGGTTGGTCTTGTAATCCCGCCTCAGATTCCAAGGCGCGTTCTTCGCGCGCCAATCGATCTCCTCGCGAGTGAACCGGCGCTTCTCTTCGACGTCACAAAACGCGGTCTCAATAAATGGTGGAGGGGCCGGGGGTGTCAGGAACCACGAACAGCCACTCATCAGGAACGGCACGAAGATCAGGCATGTTATCGACTTTGGCATCGCTTTCACTGTCCTCTATGAGGTTGTTTGCGCGGGCCGTGCATCCGGCCAGCACCCTTGTCAGTCGGTCAACATCGGACCGTAGGGCGGCGTTCTCTTCTCTGAGGCCCATGACCCACCAGACGCCGCCACCGGCCAGTGCGGCGGCGACCAGGTAGGGCGCAAGGCGAGAAATCAGGGCTGCCCCGATCATCTCATGCCTCGCAAAACCCGATAGTTGTTCAGGGCAACGAGCCCCGTGATCGCGGTGATGATCCAGACGGCCGAGATATTCCCATCGGCCCAAAGGAAAGCGGATACGATCAGCGCGGCCGCCACCTTCACCACCGACCACTGATCGCCGGTCTTATCCATGATCCACTTCATGATCGGGTTCAGCTCACGGCCGCCGCGGGCAAGAATTTGATTGGTTGTCCAAACGTCTGCAATTTGGACCGCGAACAAGGCGAGAATTGTTACGAGCTCGTAGATCATGCGATCACCCCGGCCATACAGAACACTTTCTCAGCAGAGCGGCGCCGCACAAGGCCGCGCCATACGCGGCCGCCCGCCTTATTGTACCAGGTCAGCGCTTCGCAGCCGCCCGGCACATCACCCGCATTCAGACGCTTGGTCGCCGTGGCCGTCCCGGCCCGCGACACGCCGACATTGTAGGCAAGGCTGACATAGGCCACATCACGCTTGGCGGGAAGCCGATCGGACAAGGTCGATGGGGTGAAGTAGCGGTGCAGACCTTGCCTGTAGCTCAGTATCTCGCGGGCGAGAATGGCTTCGCACTCTGCTACGGTGTAGCGGTCACCGGGCCGCACGCCCTTCGTCTCCCCAAAGCAGACTGTCCAGACGCCGACAACATCCTTGTAGGCCACCAGCCGCAAGCCCTCCCACTCGCCAATAAACGGCACGGCGAGCGCCAAGAACTTGCCTTCGGGTGCGACACCCCCGGCCTTGACCAGCTTCGCAGGGGCCCCGGCCATCGCCGGGATGATTAAGGCGCGCTGTTCAATGCGGACTTCATGGCGATACTCCGGCACCTGTCGGTCCTCGATGACCGCACCGCCCAGCGATTGGAACAACATCACCAAACCGTAGGCAAAGGCTGTGAGGAACAGGCCTCGGCGGAAAACAACGCTTTGCGCATCCTGCCGGATCAAGCGCCCGAAGATGCCGATAATGAAGAACGCAAGAGCGGCCTTGCCAAGCGGGTAGGGGTCCGCCTCGATGCCGAAAAACCCGTAGAGGATTTCGCTGCCCAAGAGGGCGAGGAGGCCAAGGTACAGGCTCCACATCGAATAGCTTCGAAAGGCGATCCGCCGCCAGTTGTCTATGAGGTTCATGTTCGATCCTTCCATGTTCAAAGGCCCCGCAGGCGGGGTGTAGTGGTTGAGTTTTCAGTGATCTGGTTTTCAGCCGCGGCTTACGTTCAAGGGCCACCATGGCGAGAATCTTGGGATAGGCTCTCGGGGGCCAGTGCACTCAGGGTAAACAGCACGACTGCGCCAGTAGTATTCGCCCTCAGCAATTAGGGGTGGAAGATTGAGCGGGACATCAAACTCTTGCGGGGTGCGGCCCAGCTCCACAGGTCGAAAATCTCCGCTATAGCCTATGCGCAGCTGACGCCCGCTTGATAACCGTAAGAAGACCTCTACTTCGCGGGGACGTCCGCAGTTTTCGCCGAACTCAGTTCGAGAGCCGACCAAGCGGTAAACGCAACGCCGAGAGGTGCACGCGCCGACCTGGAAAGATGCTTCGGGTATCCAGTCGACCACCGGCGGCGCCGGCAGAACACGTTCGATATATTCCAGCCGCTCAGACATGCCGCTGAACTGGTTATTGAAGTCGCGGCGCATCTCGTTTTGACCGGAAAACTCACGGATCCATTCCTGCACCCCGGGGCCGATCAATTGAACCCATAGCGCAGCTGCAACGCCACAGGCGGTGGCGATGATGCGCCACCAAAGAAACGCTGACTCTGCACGTTCACGCGCCTTCGTCTTCGTCTTTTCATTCATACTTTAGCTTTCCCCGTAAATGCGGTGCGCAAACCGCCAGACTTCGTGAAGGAGTGTGTGACACGATCGAGAATGAATTCCCGACCATCGACCAGCGGGCGCACACCGGCGTAGACGAGCGGCTGCCCCGCCATGAGGGCGGGGCGGCCAACGATCGAGCACTGGGTTTCGATAAGCCCGCGCATCATTTCTCGTGCGGCCGCCTTGGCTGCGGATGTCGCCTCTTCTTTCGAGCTGTAGGGGTCGCGGAGTACATGCTCTCCACCCGCCTCGGGGTCTGCTTCGACGGTGATCTCCTGACGTTTTGCTCCCTTCCGGTCTTGCCAATAAGCCTTGACCGTCTTGAACCGATCGACATCAGTTTCGGACAGGCGGCATGATCCTTCGATCACCGCTGGCGCAAGCACGATCGTCGGGGGGATGGCGGTTCCGTCTGCTGTTTTTCCCGCGCCGCGTTCCAGCCAGAGGAGGGTGCCGTTCTTGATCGTGAACAGGGCGCCATGACGGCGCGCGAGGCGCTCTAGAAAGTTCAGGTCCGATTCATCTTGCTGAGCAATCCACTCATAGACGTGCCCTGAAACAACATCGGATACCTTAGCCTCCAGGCCGTAGTCGCCGGCCTTTTCCTCGACGATGCTTTTTACTGAAACGCCATCCCAGTGCTTGGTTTTGCTCGCCTTCATCGCTGAGCGAAGATCGGCAGAATGCCCCCTGACCGTGATCGTGTAGGGCAGGCAAGCGAACTCCACTCGATCGACAATGTAGGAGCCGACAAACGCCCCGATTGCGCCGTTTAATATCGTGGCAGACACAACGGCCCCGCGGCGCGGTGACTGGAAATGCGGCGGCGCGTCGTTAAAGGTCATCTCCAAGGTGTCCGACTGGATGCCCTCCCGATCAGTGATGGTCAGGCTCACCAGCCGCTCAAAGAAGGGCCCGGACACCGGAACCCCGTCGACGGTGACAACGATTTGAGGATGTGTCATTAGTCCCACAGCCTCAGCGGCTGACCGGACTTCTCTTGGATCGCGATGTCAGGTAGCGTGATCTCAATGCCCCCTGGAAGCCGATGCGCTACCGTTTTGATGTGGGGGTTTGCTTCCAGGACGCGCTCAACAGCACCGGATTGCGCGCTGTATTCACGTAAGCAAATGAGGTCGAGCGCATCCCCTGCGCGGGTGACGTAGGTGCCTGCCATTAGAATGCCCCCAGCAAGGATAGGAGAGAGAACCCGGCACCGATCCGCTTTACCTCGATGGTATAAGCGTTTCGGCCGGGGGTACCGTAGCGATCATGAAATCCTCGATCCTCATCGATCTTCTGAATTGCGTGGCTGCCAAAAACCTTTCCCCCGAGCGACACCAGCATCAGGGGCAAGCCTGACTTGGCCGCAAGGCGTGCCCCCTCAAGCGTGCCGATACCACCGAACTCTTGCGGAAATAGGACACCGTTGATCGTCACCGCCTCGCTGCGCGGGCCGGTCCATTGCAGGGCGTTCAGACGCCCTGCCGTTTCAATTTCAGCCCATGTGGTATCCAGCTTCCGGCCCAGCCCGTTGTAGCCAAAGCCATGGGCACGAAACATGAATGGCCCCAGGGCCATGGTCACAGGTCCAGCCATGTCACCTCCTTAGTCTGAAAAGCTTGCAGTGATCGTGGCGGACACCCGCTGCCCGATGCGCTCAGACACGAGGTCTGCGATCGCCTCGGGATCAGAGACGCCAGACGGAACCTGCACGGTGAAGTTTTCGATCTGCACCGTGACGGAACTGCTGCCGGGCTTGACCGGCGGGGCAGACTGCGCCGCGGCTGGCATCGTGACGGCCGAGCTGGTCAGAACCGCCAAGCTCGCCGCACGCAGCCCCTGAGCCCCCCGGTGAAGCCTTGTCAGAGAGGGGTTCGTGGGGATCGGGCGGAAGGACATCGAGGTCATGTGAGCTCGAAGTGCGGATTGCGCCTGAGATACATTCAGAATCCCTCCTGACTGAGACGGGACAAACCACTCAGATCGAGGAGTGTTCTCATTCACCAGATAGGGCAGGCCAGACCGAACCGGCCCCCCAAGCGCACGCGCCCCAGCGGGCTTCGGGCTTGCGACCGAGCCGGTCCCCGCAGATGGGATTGCCCGTAACTGCGCCAGCAGGCGTGCCACTTTTTCATTCGCACGATCGATGGATGCAGTGCTGATCTCAGGTGTCGCCTCAGTTCCGTCCAGAACCTGAAGCGCAGAGGTCAGCTCGTCCGCTCGCTTCTCAGCGGTCGACAGTTCCGTCTCGACCTCTTGCAGCTCCCGGCGGCGGGCGTCCATATCCTGTCGCAGCGGGATCTCCATGGTATCAGCCATCGGACCCTGGCCGAGGTTATCAATTTGCCCCTGAATTCTCGCGATCTCTTCACGAAGACTGGTCGCGTGTTCGCGTAAATCTTGCAGACGGCGGGGCGTCGGTAACTGCCCGGCCTGCGCCACTGAAACCACTGTCTCCGCAGCTGACTGCTGCGCGGCTGGCAGCTGGGGAAAATTTGGAGCGTCAATAATGGTCGGCGCAGCAATTTTCGCCTCATCTCCGCTAAAGATGGAGATCCACCAGCTTGGCGGTCCACCCCAATCAAACACATCGGACATCTCGATCACGCCAATTGAACCAATGATGCGCGCAGGCATGCCCTTCACCCATTCAATGAACTCAGCGAATTCAGCTCGCGCGCCATCCCAAAGACTGACGATGATTTCGCGGCCAACCTGGAAGACACCAGAAACCCCCGACGCAATACCGTCGATGATCTTATCGGTCATTTCAGATGCGCTATTTTCTAGACGGGCTTTTTCCTCATCGGTCAGCACTTCGCGCGAGAAAAGGTCACCGGAAAAGAACTCACGAATGGCCGACACAACGTCACTGATGACGTCCCCGATCCCCGAGAATGCGGTTTTCACCCCGTCGATCACAGGTGACAAGAACTCCAGCACCGGCTTGATGCTTTCCAGCACGGGCTGGAGCCGCTCTCCGATCGCCGAAGCAACGCCGCTGACGATCGAGGAAATCCGATCCCAGTACTTCCATGCAGCCCCAACCGCGGCAACAGCCCCGGCGACCGCCACCCACACAGGGGCGCTGATGGTGCCCACGACGCCGACGAGGCCCGTCAGGGCCGTGGCCACCACGCGTAGCCCAGTGATCCCGGCAAACCCACGCAAAGCGCCGCTGACCGCCCTCATTGCGCCCGCACGGCTAGTGGTAAATGCGGTCAACCCCGTGCCGAGGCGCGCGAGACCCGAACCGCTGCGGCCGGCGCGAACGATACTGGACGCCAACGTTGCAACCTCGCCGCCCGCGAATACCGCGCGAGCGCCCAACCCAACCAAACCGAAGCGCAGAACTGCCATCGTCCCGATCAGGCCGCCTGCGACGGTCAACACAGCACCCCCTGCCACTGCCAGAGCGCCAAACGCAGTGGCGCCAATAACGAGACCTTTGGTTAGTTTGGGGTTCTCTTTCGTCCACGCCACCATGCGATCGATGACACCTTGCGACACTTCGAGTAGGTCATTCAGTGGGGGCAAGACCACCTCACCGATACTGATGCCAAGGCGGGACATCTGGTTTCGCATCAGCTGAAGGTTATTGGCGGTAGTTTTCGCGCGCTCGGCATACTCAGCCTCGGCGCTGCCGAGGTACTGCTGTTCATCCGAAACCAGTCCCAATGCCCCCTTAAGCAGATCAAGGCGATTGATAAGAGGCGTCACTGCACGTGCCTCATCGCCAAAAATCTGCGACATGGTTGATGACTGAATATGAGCAGGCATCTGGTTGATGCGCTCCATGACATCCAACGTGGTGCCAACCGCATCTTCCTGCATGCGCTTCGCAACATCTGCCGCGCTCAAGCCAAGCGACTCGAAAGCGGCCCGCTGCTTAGGTGTGGAGGCCGCGCCCCGGGCCAGCGCCTTACCCATATTCCGAAACGATGTCGCAGCCACGTCAGCGCCACCCCCTGCTGCAATCATTGCAGAGCCGAATGCGATGGTTTCGGTCGCATTGAAGCCTTTGACTTCGCCGTCCGCAGCCACGCGGGTGGTGAAATCCAACACCTTCGGAGCCGTCGAAGCCATGTTGTTAGACAGGTGGTTCATCGCATCGAAAAGCGCACTAGTCTCTTCGACTGTGAGGCCAAGTTGCGTTTTGATGCTGGCCATGGAATCGCCAGACTGCGCCGCAGAGATATCGAACGCGACACCGATTTTTGCCGCCGTTTCTGCAAACTTCAGCAGTTCTTCGCGGGCGATATCCGACTGACCGCCAGCGGCAACGATTTGCGCCAAACCGTCCCCCGCCATGGGGATACGGGTGGAAAGCTCCAGGATGTCCTCGGACATCTCGGAAAACGCCTCTGGCGTGTCGAAGTCTACAACCTTCCGGACGTCAGACATCGCGCTTTCAAATTCGACCGCCTGCTGCACCGGGCCCGAGAGCGCGGTCAGGATGCGCTTGCCGGAATGTATCGACGCAAAGCCGGTGATTGCGACATTGCTGGCGGTTGCCAGTGACCTATCCATCCGCTCACGACCTTCAGCGATGCGGGTCTGCATTGTCTCCAGTCGACGCAGGCGATCGATCTGGCTGCCGATCGATGTGGTGACGCGATCGACTGATCCAGCAAGCCGCCGCTGCTCGCCCGCAAGGTCTGCGGTGTTGATATCCGCGCTACGCATTTGACCCCGAAGCCCGGACAGCGTGCGGCGGTTCTGATGGTGCTGCTGTTCAAGCCTATCGGCCGCCGTTCGAGCGCGGTCGAACTCACGGCGCATCTGAGCTGTCGGGCTGTTTGTCGCGCGGATTTCGGCAAGCAAGCGGCGCTGTTTTTCACGAGCCTGCTCCATGGCGGCGCCTGATTTGCGCACCACATCTTGCTGCTTGCGGAAGTCCTCGATCAGTCGCAGCGGCCCTCGAATGCCTTGCAGGCTGCTCAATTCAGTGCGGACACCATCTGCAAACCGACCGGTAGCGGTTCGCATATTGCGCAAGGTGTTCGAATACTGGTCGATCGCCTTAATGCTAAGGAGGGTTTCGATGCGCTTGGTCGCCATAAGTCAGTACTCACATTGAACTGATTGAGGAGGGAGCCTATGTATCAGGCATGGAAATCTTCGCGATGATCTTTGCCATCTTCATGATTGCCGCCGCTGTCGCGGCGACAATCTTTGTCGGCGTATTTGCAGGTGGGGTGTGGGGCGCCCTGGCATTCGCTGCACTGCTGATCGCGATCTATCGCGCCATGACGCACCAAAGCGGGCCATCGCGCCCTTTGAAGCGAGACGAGCTGAACGCCTTTCAGCGCCCTCTGTCTGACGACTGACCCTATTCGAATTTCAAACGGGTTGCGTCCCATACATCGCGGGCAGTGTCTTGCCAGATGTCGAACTCACTGACCTTCATGGCCAGCACCTGCGGGAGCGGGGTGGAAAGCGCCTTCGCAACAAACCCCGCGGCAAAGCGCAGGTCTTTCGCTACTTTGCCGGTTGGTCGTTTCCCGCGTCAGACCCCTGCTGCGCGGCCACATGCGCTTGATAGGGGCGCAAAACGAGTTTGCCGATCTCTCGGAAATCGCTTTCCTTCACCTTCAGCATCACCGAGCGGTCTACGCCCGCCATGCCCGCTAGAAGGGTGGCCGTCTGGAGGGCGGGGGATTGCGCCTCTTCGACAGCAATGCTGGTCGCAAGATCGGGCTCGTCGAATGAGAGCTTGTCGATCGTCTTGCCATCAACCTCAACGGGACGCTTCAGCGGCACTTCGATAGGATATTCCATGATGCCCCCTTACAGCAGCAGTGCGGCGCGGATATCGCCGGTCTGGCTAACGCCGTTGATGCTCACGTCGAAGTCATCGGCTTCGACGCGGGTCTGACCGCCGATGTCCAGCTTGAAGTAGTGCCAGACAAATTCGTACTCGGATTCGGCCTTATCGCCGGGCTTCCATGTGCCGAAATCAAAGGACTTCATGAAGCCGCGCAGGTAGAGTGTTGCATTCGTCATGGTGCCATCTTCATCGGCCAGAGCGCCGGTGACCATGAAGGGCAACTCATAACCGGGTTTGCCGGTCAGCTCGGTCACCGTGGCGGGATCCATGGCGGTCATCTTGAATTTCAGGTCATCGGTTTCATATCCGAGCGAAACCTGACGCTCTTTCACCATACCGGCGTTGCGAAGCCCTTCGGTCTTCACCTTGAACGCGGGAATGGTCACTTCGGACATCTGCCCGACCTTGACGTCTTCGTTCACCCAAAGCGCGCAGTTGCGCAGGATGAGGGCTGGGGTGGATTTCATGGCTGTTTCTCCTTGTCAGCGCAATGTTGCAGACCAAGCGCGCGGGGTGCGCGCTTGGCTTCCAGATCGCAGTGGGCGGTGCCTTTAGGCTGCCGCCTTCAGCGCCTCTTTGGTCAGTTCCAGATAGTACTGGATGTTGCGGTGGGCGATGAAACGGATGTCCTCCATAGGCGCGGGCGGCTCGAATTCCATCGAGAGCGTGATCTTGCCCGCGGCCATTTCGGTGGGCTCATTCAGGGTCTCATCAATCCAGACGCGACCGCCCAAAATAGCCCCGGAGGCCTTGAAGGTCCGCATGGCGGCATTGCCGCTTTCCAGCATGAACTTCAGGTTCGCGGCCGAGAATGGCTTATCCACAAATTCAAGATACGCCTTTTCAATGGCCTCATTGATGAAGTCAGCAGTGCGGCGCACAGACAGGAACACCCAGAGGTCATCGGTGGTTGCCGCGCGGTTGCCCCAAGTGATGAAGCCCGACCCCATATTGATGATGGTGCCGACATGGTTTTCGTTGAGGTAGTCAGATTGCAGGCCGTAAGTCACGGTGCGAGATGCGCCGCCGATACCATTGATGTTTTTGTTTGACAGCGAGTGCCAGAACCCAAGATTGGTATCCACGCGAGCCTGGACGCCAGCAAACCGAGCCGATGCAGGGCGCGCAGCATATGCGTTGGTTTCGGTATCCCAAACGAGAACTTTCGGATCCACAACATAGACGCGTTGCGAGCCGATCAGTTCGCGATAGGCGAGGGCATCCTCGTCGGTGGTGTCGGGCCCATCAACAAACCCAACAGCCTTCAGCTGATCCAGAACCCCGACCAGCTCAGCCACAACGGGATTTGCGGTAACGCCGTCGCCACTGGTGAAGCCCGGGATAGCAATCAGCCGCGGCTTAATGCCCAGCTGAGCCTCTGCCTTTTTCAGCGCGTGCACACCAGTGAGCTGCGTGGCATCACCCACCAAGTTGGTCATCGTTGCGGCGTCATCAAGACCCTCCTCGACCCGGATCACGATGGTGTACGCGCCGATTTGATCGAACACATCATCGACGGCATCTTTAAGGGTGCCGGTCGCGCCAAGATCAGCCGCCTCCGCAGGATTGCCTTTCAGCAGCACGGGGGTGTTGATGGGGAACTTCGCCGGGTCGGCCTCAGGGGCAGTGCCCAAGAGGCCTACAACGGCAGTTTGTGCCACCTGCACCAAAACCGGGGTCTCATTGGACTCCTGAAGGCGGGTGCCGTGGTGGAAGCTGAGGTCAGCCATAGGTCTTTCTCCTTTGGTCAAAAGAAAACCCGGCACGCTGGCCGGGGCGAAGGGCTTTCACGCCATTCGGGTTGTGCGCAGATGCGCTTCAGTAGTTTGCCGTGACCGCCAAACCGTTATTCACTAGCTGTTGATTGAAGCTGACAGCATCAGCTGAAAGGGAAACCCCGCAACTGCAAACTTTCAGCCACCACCGATAAGACTTACAGCCTCACCAAACACAATTTCTGCTTGGCCTTTTGCCGCTTCAAGCACGTTGGCGATTTGTGCTTCGATGTCAGAAGCATCATTGGGAATGGCTGCAATCGCCGCGCCCGCTTCGGCTTCAAGAGCCTCAATCAAAAGCGCATTCTGCCGGTAGGCCGTAGCCTGCGCGGCAATAAGGGAAATCAGACCATCGCGGCTGATACCCCGCGCTGCAGCTTCGCGCTCAATTAAGGCTAACTCGGCAGCATCGGCATTGGCCGGATCGCGGGCGATCTGCTCTTTGATCCGATAGGCTTGTAGCTTGCCCGCTGAGGTACTTGCCAACTTGGCTCGGTTGGCGTCAGCCACCTTTGTGGTCTCGGCCTTGGCTGCGCTTTTCATAGCAACAGCGATGGCATCGGTCGGATAGCCCAGATCAATGGCAGCGCTTCGATCCGCTGCCAGAGTTGTGCGACCTTCATGTGTGATGTCAAAATTATTCATATCTAGCCTCATTGAAACAGAAGATTTACCCCGGGTGTGAACACACCGGCGTCATAGAGCGCGGCACCGTTGGCGGTAGTTGTTGCTCGGGCAGTCAACAGAACATTCGGCCCATTGGATGCGCTCACACCTTGAATGTCTCCGTCCAAAGATGCGCCGTCGAATTGCATCTTAAAGACACCGGTGCCGTGATTCATGTAGGCGATGCGTCCTTTGTTCACGCAGGTGTAAAAACAGGATGTTAAAATAGAGCAGTCACCGCCGTTGATTTCAAAAGCTGCACCCGACCCAAGGGGATCAGCAGGCACCGCCAAAGCACCAAATTCGATGGTGAGGCCATTCAGTCGAACGGAGGAGCGGCGCAGAACCAGACCGTTAAATTCATTGTTGCCACGTTGATCAAAACGCAAACCAGAACCACCGGGACCGCCCTGTGAATTGATCGTCAGCGTCTTGCCTTCAAAGGTGCGCTGTTCATCGACAATGCCGGTTTCCCCCTGTGACACATTCACGGTGATCGACGCGCCCTCTGGGGATTCGTCAATACGATCCATTAAAGCACCGAACGTGGTGTAAATGTTTTTTTCAGGGTCATCAGCCCCCGCCAAGGGGTTCCACGTACAAACTACAGTTAGCTCGCTGGCGATTAGCGCTTTCAAGTTTGCGGCCAGCCCATCATAGGCCCCTTGGCGCACGCCAAGCTCTGCCTGCGCCAGCGCGATAGCTGCAGCAACATCGCCATCCACTTGATCCAGAAAGCCGTTGATCCGCGCCATAAGGGCGGCGTGGGCGTCGTGTGTTTGTTGGATCAGATCGAGATCAGGATCACTCATTTAAGCCTCCAGCGCGGCCACGCGGACCGTCAATTCTTTAAGGTTTCGGGTAAGGTCGCGAACAAGCAACCGCTGCTTGATTTGTTCATCACCAAGAACGCCGTGGCTTTCCAAGTCAGTCAAAGTGTGGCGATAAAAGTCATCATTATCAGCTTCGATCACAACAGAACCTTCCGGTGCCGCGCTCAAATCCAGATGATAAAAGACGCGATATGCTGTGACGCCAATGGGCCTGACCGCCACATCAGCGCCAGCCCAAATTCCAATCATCGTTCCATCAGCTGCGAAAAAGCCAAGTTCTCGCAGACTGAATGCGGGGGTGTCCGCCGCAACCTCTGCAACAACGCGCCAACGCTGCGGCGCTAGGAACCGTCGGTTTTCGATTGGAATGCGCAGCCTTTCATTCACCAGACTGGTCTGCGCTGCGCTTGGGGCATATCCAGCACCATTTCCATCACCCAAAGCAATGTGCGTGACTTCAACAGAAGTTGCATTGCCAACGGCTGCAGCAAAAAGCGGAACAGCCGCGTTCGTAATCAATCCCGTTGGCATCAAGGCATCCCCATAATGATTTCTGCACGATCAATCGTGACTTCACTCAAGGCAGGCGAAACATAAAATGTTGAAAGCACGTCTTCTTGAACGCGCAGATAAAACCCACGCGAGACCGGCGCGGCGCGCTCCACGACTGAAATCAGTGCGCGCATCAAGGCGATGTTCACAACCACATCACCAGACCCTGATAGACTGGCGCCATTGAACACAGTGACAGTGAATGTGCCGGGCTGCCCTGTTGGCGCTTCCTGCCACCACTCCAGCAACTCCATCCGCACATCGAAAGCCTGTAAAGCCTTCTGAATTGCAAATGGCGTGCCCTTATAGCGATGCACCTCAGCGGCAACGGCGATGACGTTGCGTTTCACTTCAGGCGTCCATGTTTCATCCCAAACATCGACCGATTCCTCCCACGCCAAATGATCCAAAAGACCTGCATCAACCGTCTCGGGGTCTTTGCTTATCATCTGGACTGGCAACGCAAAAAGACGCTCCTCTAAAACATCCATGGCCTTTGCTAGCGGCGTTGCCGTTTTCGGCAGAAAACTGTCTTCAACATCAAACATCGCGCCACCCACCCGAAATGGACTGCAACGTCACATTGATCTGCGAACAAGTTGGCGCTTCGAATGGTCCCATTTCCAGGTCAGTCGCAGGGGACGAGATTTCAACATCAACGACCCCGTCAACGGAAAGTGCTGCAGCAAGCGATGTGCGATAAAGTTTACGGCCAATGCGCAGTCTGTTGTTCACGAACGCTTCAGCTGCCGCCTGCGCCGCCGCAACAACGCTTGCAGCAGTTTCCGGGGTTGTGACATGAAGCACAGCGGTCAGAACGTATGGAACAACCACCGCAGTTTCGACTGTCAGCTTGTCAGCCACCGGTCTGCGTTTGTCAGCGGTGCAATTTGCGAAAACTGTATCAATCAATTCTCGGCTGGCAGTTCCATCACCATCGCGCGACAGAATAACCATTTTTGGTTCTGCAGGCGGAATTGCGGGTTCCAACTTATGGTTTGGACCATAGATGACAACATCCACAACACGTTCATCAGCATCTAGCGCCCAATAAACATATGAACCTTCGGTGCCGTGAGGTGAAAAAGCTTCGATCACCAGCTGAATGCGTGCGCGGAACACTTCATCTGCTTCTAAAATAACGTTGTCAGGGTCACCGTCATCCACGATCCTGCGAACAACACCGCGATTTGCGCCAATCTGGTCAAGGTCATCGCCGCGCGCCGTTGCCAAAAAAACTGATCGCACGGCTTCGTTAATGCGATTCTGCATATAAAGTTCACGAGCAGCGCCAGTCTCGCTCAGGTAGCGCATCGGGCTCGCGGCGATGTTTCGGGCGAGCGCCATAATCTCGGCCACCTTCGGCGCATCAAACACCTCCGATAACTGCGCCTCAAGCTCAACTAGGCGCGCCTCAAGAATAGCATCGAAATCCAAAACGCCGATGGCGGTTGGGTCTGGCAGGGTAGTCAAATCGAGAGCGGCGAAACGGCTCATGCTACAAGTCTCCAGTTTTCCACCCGATCGCGAACAACGCGGACGGTTTGAGTGTCATCCACCACAGCCGCCAGATCGCCTTTGTGCGCATTGGGGCGGTAGCTTCCGACCAATGTCATGGTCATGACGCCGCTTTCAGCGGCCTCGACCGCGACGTCGGTCAATTCAAATCGTGGCTCCCACCGCTCCAAAGCGTCTGCAACAGCCACGTAAAGCGCTAAGACGTTCGCGTCATTCATGGGCGCATCAACCAGAGCCGGGACCTCGGAGCCAAATTCCCGGCGAAACACGCGCGAATTCAGCCGTGTGGTGAGGATGGTCTGGATGCTTTGCACCACATGATCCCACCCCTCCACCGCGGCCCCGGTCTCATGGTTCAGATCCATAGCGATCAGACCTCGGTCTTATCTGCCTTCAGGGACTTCTCCGCATGCACCTTCTGCTTGGGAAGCTTATCCCCAGCCAGCTTCAAGCCTGCGCCGTGCGGGGGCAAATAGTACTTCGCCTGTCTAGGCGTCATGGACACGGTCTCGCCAACGGCGCGATGCACGCCTTGGATTTCACGAGCCTTGGTTACTTCATAGTCAACTGGTTCGATCTTCTTGGATTCAGCCATGGTTCTCTCCATTAGTTTGGTGGTTTCGTGTCAGCGGGGCCGCTCAGGACGCCGCCATGGGTGTGGGTTTTGCCGATGTCCTTGCCATCGTGGGTCAGCACGCCGCCCGAATTGGTCGCGCCACCGCTAGATAGGGTCAGTGAGTAGCCGCCGACCGAAAAGACGATTGCAGACCCGCCGCCTGTTACCGTTATCTTCGCGGGTCCAACTGACAGCATCACGTACTCATCGCCTGCGCCGGAGGGACGGCCATTGGCATCCGAGTTCAGGCTGCCCTGAATAACCGCGTCATGCAGGTCGCCAGATTCAGATGCGATCTGCACTTGCTGCCCCACTGAAGGCGGGTTGTGTGTTTTGTTGGCGCCCGCGGAGGGCTCCACCCAAGGTATCCATCCCGTCAGAAACGGTTGGTCGCCGTCTTGCAGCTTCACCCGCGCCGTGCCGCTGCCTGCATCCACTTCTGTCACGACGCCGATGCGGGATTGAGACCGCAGGCGTCGCTCCAATTCGGCTATGCGGCGGCGGTGGTCATCGATGATTTCCGGCAAGCCCCGCATTAGTTCGGCACCGCATCACTACTGACCTCGGTCACAACCACATCGCGCGGCACGCCGCCAAAGGTGTAGAGCCGGAGCGAATGCGCGTCGCGGGTCGACATGCCGGTCAGGCGCTCAAACTCCTCATAGGGGCCAGACGCCGGATCGCCGAGCATCTGCTGGAATAATGGCAACTGCGGCGCGCCGTGCTCGGCCATCAAGGCTAGAAAGCGAGGCCAGGGGCCGCCCTCAGCCAAAGGCTGACCGTGGCGCGGGTCTGCGAAGACGTCGACGGTTATCTTGGTTTGCCCTGCGGCGAGGCGCACGTTTTCTGCCGCACTACTCGACCTCACATGTTCCTTCGCCACATAGGACTGAACGAAGTCCGCAAATACCTGCGCCCACGGATTGTCCGGGTCTGTCAGCGCGCGCGTAATCTGCAAATCGAGCATGTCGATCGTCGCCTCAAGATTCGCGTCAGTGGCTGGGAAGAGGTCCACAATCTGTGTCTCGCCGGTCTCTCGATTGGTTTCCGCCATGGTGACCGAGACGCCGCAATTGAACATGACGTCGATGCGGCCATTCGAGCGCAGGCCAGTCTGGCTCAGGTCCTGCGATTTGGCGGCGTCGGTATATACTGCAATGAAGGGGCGGCTTTGGTCGCTTTTCAGCTTTCCATCTGCCGTCTGATCGATGGCGGAAATCTGACTGTCCAGAACATTGTCACCGACCAACGTCCCGCCAGCCTTCAGGGCCTGCACGGCCGCAATGCGCAATGCCATCATCGTCAAGGACATCAGTTCGCATCTCCCAGTTCACAAATTAGTCTGAGGTGTGATCGATCGTCGACTGACAGCACCTCAAAGATCGGCTGCCCGTCACGCTCCATCGCAACAATCTTGTCGCCCTTGCGGATTGAGACCGTTGCATAGGCCGACCGATCGACCCGCAGATATCCACCATCCGCTGCGACCCCCGAGCGCGCGCTGTTTCCGCGGCCGAAGTTCAGCCGCTCCACGTTACGATCCCCGGTCCGCAAAACCGCGATAAACTCCACGGCATCGCGATCGACGTCTCGGCGACCATCGGTCAGTGGAAGATGGCGGACCATTTCCGCCCACACATCATCCACCTCGGCCATCAAGTCTTGGCGCAGGCTCCTGTCCATTACGACGCCGGTTTCAGGGCTGTCAGTTCAGCTTCCGCTTCTTCGAGTTCCTTGATCAGATCATCCCAGCCATCGTCGCCCTCTGACATTTCGGACTCTTCGGCATTCAGGTCATCAACGCGGTCTTGGGCGGCTTTGAGCTTTGCAGCCTCGGCCTTCCCTTCTTCTGACTGCCCGCCGGATGCTTTAGGCTCAGATTTCTTTGGCGCCTGACTTTTCTCAGCAAAGCCTTCATGAACAACGTGGTCGGCGTAATCGGCCGGAAGTAAGACGGACTCACCAACCTGCATCTTTTGATCCTTTTCCGCGCCGATCACCTCAGCAGGAACCGTGGCATTCGTCCGGAACGCCACCCATTTCTTTTTACTCTTGGCCATGATCGTCTCCTCTTGGGGCTAAATTCCGAAACGCCTCGCGGCGCTCGGGAATGCAGCCAAGGGCCCGCCGAATTACCGGCGGGCCTGATCTCACAGAAATTTTTGCGGCTTTAGGCGATGGTCAGGCGGCGCAGCGCGCCTGGACGGGTGCACAGGTTGATGACGTTCATCTGCGCATCGAGGTGCCGCCCCTTGCCATTTGGCATCGCATACTGACGTGCGTAGCGGGGCAGGCCGATTGTGTTGACAGTTTCCTCGTAATCCGCCGGACCAAACCGGGTCAGGTACATCTCAGGAACGCCTACTGGGAACAGCCGGGCCTCATCATCTGCGATATAGGCGGCGTTGTTGTTTGCCGTCTTGGCTTTGCGCCCCGTGCGATAGCGCTCAAATACCATATCGCCAAATTCAAAGACGCGCGGGATGCCACGCCGCAGAACCTCGGCCGCATTTGTGTTCAGGAATGTTTCGCGGACAACCTTCTGGGTCCACATCTTCGTGTGGAAGGTACGACCGGTCAAAACGTGCAAGTGATCGTAATTTGCATCGAGATCGTCTTCGACGGAATGCGTCACGCCGTCGAGGAGTTCGCCGAGATTTGCCACTTCGCCCGCGCCGATGCCGAGGTTCACCGCATTGGGGACAGCAATGCCGAAGCGATCATAGAGGTTGTGGAGCACCCGGCCTGACTTCGAGACGATTAGGCCCTTGATGGCGCCAACCCGGTAATGCTCCAACGTGTTGTCCATGGCGCGGGCATGACGCTCTTGCTTTGAATCGATGCGCGATTGGATTGTCTCCAGGGCGTCATCGCTGCCAAGCGCTCGCACCCCTTGCACTTCATCGGCATAGACCGCGTCATTGATCTCAAAGTGATCCATGTTGAACGGAATCTTGTTGCGCTCACTGTCACCAATGGTCACCCCAGGCGCGCCGCGCGGAGTGGGCTCGATGAGATCGAGAACGCCGTTTTCCTCTTCGACTTCGACGGTCGTGACATTCACCCCATCTTCTTCGAAGATCCCGAGATCGCCGATCTGGCCCGGGACGAAGGGTTGGTCGTTGAGCGCGGCCGTGAGGGCGATAACGCTGAACTGCGGGTCGTTGAATTGTTCCATGGTGGCTGTCTCCTTAGCGCACGCGGATGCCGACAGCGTCCAGCTGCGCCACCTTCGCATCGGTTTTTGTCTGATCATCCACCGAGGCGTCAAAAGACAGCATCGGCAGCTTGGCTTCGGCATCACGATCGATGATGGCCACCTCAACGGCCTCGTCAGTCGCGTCTACGCCATAGGCAAGAATGGCCACGGCGGTCTCTCCACCCTCTTTACCAACGACTGAGGCGGCGGGCGAAGGAATGTACTCGCCGGAGGCGTCGACTTTGCCCAGCACGGTGCCGGGCGCGAGCTTACCCGCGCCCGAGGCAATCGTGCCGGCGTTGCGCGAGCGCTGCCCTGCTGCCTCAGAAAGCAGAAAGGACAGATTGCGGGTCTGCATAGTTACATTTTCCATGGCTTATGCCTCCTTTGCGATGCGGCGGGCGGCGTAGATGCTCCCGGTGTTGATGGCGGCCTTCGGCTTGGCGGTGTCGCGCTGAGCGGGCTGGGCCAAGTCCGCCGCGGCGCTGCGGCTTGCTTGGTATTGCGCAGGGTCCGGGGCCGGATCGCTTTGATCGGTCGGAGCATCGGATACCGCCGCTTTCAGTGTCGCGATGGCCTCATCGGCAGGCATGTCGGTATCGAAAGCCAGATGCTTGGCGAGAGCTTGATACCCTTGGGCGGCATCATCTTCAGTGATGGCTTTGATGCGCGCTTTAACGTCAGCCGCAGTGGTTGCGGTGGCGCTCCCGGGCTGCGGGCTGTTTGCCGTATCGGCGGCTTTGTTGTTCGCCGCTTCAGGTTTTTGTGCCATGTTGGGTTTCTCCTTTTCAAGGGCCTTGGGTTTTGCGGCAGACGCCGTTGGTCGAAAAAAGCTCTCGATGCGCCAACCCTCTTGCTTTGCCTGTGAGGTCAGTCGCTTCGGAGCGTGTGAGTAAATCTGGTAGGGAAATGCGGCGACTTCGGTCGCTTCGGTATCATCCGTTTCGGTTGCATAGCCGCGCGCCACAGCCTCTTCGCCGTTCAGCCAGATTTCCGCCTTCATATCCGCGCGGATGGCATCAGGGTCTTCGCCGGACTGTTCAGCGTAGATGCTGACCATGCTGCTGGCGTGATGATTGAGGCGGGTGACCGCTTGCTCATGATCAGCTGCGGTTCCGAATGTGACGCCAGACGGATCATGGATCATCATGTCAGCGCCACGGCGCATCAAGATTTGGTCACCGGCCATGGCGATGATCGAGGCGGCGCTCGCGGCGATGGCGTCAATTTCCACGCGAACATTGCCCTTGTGCCGGGTCAGCGCGTTGTAGATCGCAATACCTTCGTGGCTAAAGCCGCCGCCGGAATTAATGCGCACTGTAAGATCGGTTTCGGCTCCAATTTCCGCCAAGGCATCGAGCACCTGAGTGGAAGTGAAGCCCTCATCCCAAAAGTCATCGCCGACGAACCCGTAAAGCACGAGTTCGCCGTCTACCAAGACGGGCATATCTTTCTCCTTGTCGGTTAATTGAAGCGAAAGCGCTTCGCATATCGCGTTCGGGGCTTGCTTTGACGCGCCTCCGGGCAAAGCTCGCGGTACTGCAATATAAGCGCCGCGAGGCGGCGATCGTTTGCGCGTGAGAAGGTTACTTCCTCGCCATCGATGCGAACGGTTTCCCGCAAGCTTCCCGTTGCCAGCTTCAGCTGCACCTTTAGCAGAGCCGTGTGCACATCGCAGGGCTTGCTGATGTCGATCAACTCGCCGCCAATGCGGACCATGGTTGAAGCACTCATACTACAGGCTCCGTCTCAATGACTTGCTGAGTGGTGCGCGGCGCGTAGGGCGATTCCATACCCGCGTCGAGATACCGCTGATGCTCACGTTGGCGCTGCTCGAAAAGTGCATCCGGGTCGACGCCCAGATCGCCGGTCTCCTGGGCGATTGAACTGGTACCGTTCTGCAATCTTTCGGTCGACGCTCTTGCTGATTTATGATCGTCAGCCGTCGGCTTTGCTGGGCCCTGCCAATTCGCGGCGCTCACGCGGTTGCGGTTGGCGCGGAACGCGGCATAGCCCCCCTTGAATGGTATACGTCCCTCGCCAACCTCTTCATCGAGCCAGTTCTCATAGACCATCTGGCACATCGGTGCTGCGATCCGCTCACGTCGCCGCATTACCACGGCCCAGATCGACGCATTCTCCATCCGCACACTGGAATATGTGGCAGAGGTGTGATCCATCGTCAGTCCGCCATAGGTGATCCCGATGGTGCGAGCCATGTCGCGCGCAAGGCTGTTCGAGAATGGCAGAAAATCTTGCCCCGGTATCTTTGCGGTTTCCATCCCAAGCTTTTCGCCCGGACCGAGGTGGGACACTTGCGGGTCCGACCCAACAGAAATCCTGCTGTCGGCGGCCCGTTCCAACTGTGATCCCAAATACCCGAGATACTCCTGCGCATAGCCTGTTCCACCGTCGCTCTCCTTAAGCACTTCGAGCGCCTCATAGGCGTCTTGGCTGGGAGACTCGCTGGTCAAAGTGATCGCAAACACAGTTTGCAAAATAGCCATCTGCAGGGTCGCATCGTCCAACATCTCGGCCTGTATGTGCTTCCGGAAAGCGGGGGCGAGGAGCGAGATACCTCGAACGTCCGTTGCATCCATTGGGTCAAAGACGTGCATAACCAGCGGCCGGCCATCTGCATCGAAGGCAGCATAGTCCCGCTTGGTTTTGAACCCGGCCGCGTTGGCTTCAAAACGATAGGAAATTGGCCGTCCCTTACCGTCATGGCGGACGCCCTGAAACAGGCCTTCCATCGGGCTTGTGTCCTGAACGAGCCGAGATGGGGGAACAAGGCACAGCTTGGTGCCGGAAGTGATCCCATACCGGCTGCGGTCGCTACCGGAGAAGAAATCAAAGACGCCTGTGGCCTCCCCGTAAGCAATATGCCAGCGCAGCCCGATGTCGACCATCTGCGCACCGGTGAGCTTGCCGCGCATGTCGCACTCGCGCGCGTTGTGCCAATAGGACCGCCAGCGCTTCTTCACCAAGCGAATCCAGTCAGTCTTCTCCTTTTCGTCGTACCCCACGGCGAGCAGGTCAGGGTCTGGCGTCAGGGTGAGTCCCACGCCAACGGTATCCGCCAGCACCTGGTCGGTTGCCCCCTTTAGACGGCCGCTGTTCTGGATCAGGTCCATGGCAAGCCCTGCGGCACGCGACCATGATTGGCGCACATCGTCACGGTGGTTTGTCAATGACGTCGCGCGCGATGCAATGACGCCACTCTTGGTGTCACGCATATAGCGGGCGGTCGGACGCGATGACCGTCCAGTCGCCATCAAGGGCGTTCCGTCTGGCTTGATAAGACCGCTCATCGCGTTCTGTTTCTCCACTTCGACCGCGCGCGCTCTTTGGCCCGCGCTTCAGTTTCGTCTTCGGTTGTATTCTCTGATTCCGCCGGTTCGGCCTGCGGCTGCGCCGCCATTAGAAGATCTTCAAAATCCCCTTGGATATCTTCCGGGGGGCGCTCTCGATCGGCCATGAAGCGGTCCCACTCAGTTTCGGGCAGATCGCGCTGCGGGCCAGCCAACCTAACCCAGGCAGCCTCAGCCTGGAGGTGAGTATCCAACCCTTCGTTTGCCTGGTTCGGGTCTTTCACCCAGAGATACCGGGTGAATCCCGATTTCGCTTTCTGCGCCTTGCGAGTTTCCGCCGTAAGCTGGCGATAAAATTCATCCTCCAGGCCTTTCGGCACAGCGATAAAACCGCGCTCCTCCGGATCATCCTTCTTCAGGTTCCGGTAGAGGCCCATCTTCAAAACCGAGGAAGCGAAGTTGTAAAAGCGCTTCGAGTAGCGGACGATTTTCCCGCGCCGATTTCGCTCCTTCTTCACCTGAGCCAGCAACGGTGCGCTTTCAGGGTGGACACCTCGCACCATGATGACCCGTGACGCTGGATGCTTGCGCGCCCAGTCCCACACATCCTCGGTGTAGGCGTTGCCGTCGATCGCAAGCATATCGATTTCAATCTTGCGCCCGTAGGCGTTCCGAAAGCCTTGCCGCAGCAAATCGTTGAGCTTTGACTGGCACTGATCCTCCGAGACGTGCCCATTAAACACGCCGTACTCGATGACTGCGCGGCGCTTGTTCTGACCCCATGCGACAACCTGCCATTCCACCCGGTCCCCTTGGCAATCTACGCCGCAGGTTAGTATCGGATACCCGGCCGGAATGTTGCCGTGGGCATAATCAGACTCTGCGGCGCGGTCTCGAATATCCTCCCACGGGGGAGCCTCCCCGAGGACGCGATAGGCTTTTCCCACAACGTCATTCCAAAAGGTCTGCTCCTTTGGCGGGTCGCCCTTCGCCGAAAGCCACGAGCGCGCAATGCGCTCGAAGGATTGAAGCAGCGAATAGGCTGACCAAATGTAGAACGATCGGTGGACCCTTTTCATCTTCGGGTTTCCCGCGACCCATTTCGCGCCACGCAGCATCTTCGGTCGATGGTGCTCCTCGATCGCTGAGCCGCAGCTTTCGCAGGTAAAGTGCGCGCGCTCTGGATGATCTTCATCCAAGCTCGCGAGCATGTTCTCCCACTCCAAAACCTGCATGTGCCCGCACTCATCATGGGGGCAGGGCACATGCAGGAGCTCCTGACTTCCTGCCTCAAAGTTTTTGGTGATCCGGCACCCCGGAACGACCATGGGTGTCGAAATCTTGAATATCTTCGCGAACTCATACCCCTGGCTGCGGCTGTCCGCTTGGGTCTCCGGATCGCCAGCGCTGTTCATGTCCCACTTAGCAAGGTCATCTTGCACCTGACGGGACATCGATACCTGCGAAAGGGAGGCGGGCGAGTTCGCACCTGAAATCTGAATCGCACCACGACCGTCGCGGCGCTCTTTGTAGAAAACCGAATCCAGCCCATCGCGGGCCTTCATCGGGAAAATCTTTCGCAGCGCCGTGGTGCCTTTCAGCATTGGCGCCAACTTCATCTTCGACCACCGTCGTGCGTTTTCGTCGGTCGGGTGGACATACAAGAAATCACTGGGGTCCATGTCCATGGAGCCGCCGGTAAAAATGTTGGCCAGCACCGTGCCGCCGAGCTGCGCCGACTTTGAAAGGGTTACAATCCGGCAGGGATCGTCCGGAGACAGTGCGGTCAGAACTTCATCGAAGTAGCTGAATCGCTCGCGGTTGTACGGGCCGGGTAGGGGGCTTTCCCGTGAGGAGAAAACGATATTCTCCTCCGCCCAGGTCAGATAATCCACGGGGGGCGGAGGGTCGATCACGTCTGCCAATACATCGTGCGCCATCCATTCGGCACTTGTGACCGCAACATCCAGCATTACGCCTCCATATCAACCGAGGTTTGCACGTCCTTCTGAGCGACCTCCGCGCGGGCCCGCTCCTTCATCGCCGCCGTCTTGCGAACCTTCTTGAACTCCGCCCTGAGCAGGTGAAGCACATCCCTTTGGGGTAGATCGAACCGCGCTGCTGTCGCGGCCGCGAAGTCTGGAAGCGCCCCCTCGAAGATCTGCAGCATCATCCCGGCGATGCGCCCCATCTGCTCACGCGCATCCTCTGCCGCCATCAATTTGCCTTGCCGAAGCGCCTCCTCCGAGGCCTGCATGCGGTTTGTCCGCAGCTGCTGCTCCAGCTTGGCCCGCTTGAGCTGATCCTCCACGGAAACAGGTTTGTTCGAAGCGATCTGCTCAGATAAGTCCGCCTCCAACGGCAACTCCGCCGCCTCCTCCTCGGCCGCTTCCTGTGATTGCCGCTGCAAGGCCGGGGTGCCGGTTGTGCGGGTCGCGATCCCGTTGCCAAGAGATTGGCCGATGTCGCGGTTCCGGCGGACCTGCTCCATGGCTTTGTGGAGATAGACCTTTCCCGTTTTACCCGGCTCGGTGAACGCATCCTCCTGAAGGATGTCCTTTGACTTCCACTGGCTTACGGCCGCTCGGCTGACGCCAAAATGCCTCGCCAGCTGCGCCTGCGATACTGCCTCTTGTGCGGTTTCCATTGATCGCCCCATTCAGTTTCTAACCGCTCAATTTGGTAAGCCGAGCAGCCAGCGTTAAGCATATCCCCTTATGTTAAGGCTTTGAAAAAACGGTCAGACTGCCGAACCCTCGGGCAGCTTCCGCCCCGCGTGCGCGCCAGATGCTGTACGGTCCCTTTTTTTCAGGGTCATAAGCTTATACTCATATGCCCGCGCTACAGGCCCAGAAGGCGGCTGATCTCATGGTCCAGTCGGCGCGGGAGGTTCTTCTCAACCGATTTCTCGAACGCCTCAGCCGTTGCGCCATCCACCATCTCTTCGGGGATGAACATGCCGGACTTGACCTTTTCCAATTCGGTGCGCCCGCCAACGCGAACGAACACGTGCCCATGGCTCCAAACGATCGCCTTTCGTGGGCGCGGCCACCGGCCACCGCGGAAGAAGGATTCAGCAAACCAATCCCAGCCCCTCGCATCGCCCAGGTAAGCCCGGACCCCGTCATCGGTCTCGCGCTTCTTGAAGTACTTCAGCGAAACGTCACCGCCCGCCGACTTGAGCTGGTACTCCAAGCTGGCCCAGGATGACCGCTTGATCTTCACCGACTTGCGTATCGTCTTCTGTGGCAGGCCGGTTTGCCGCGCCAGCGTCCTGACCACCTGTGTGCGGGCCATATCGCCAGTGCGGTTGATAGCCCGGTTCACGGCTTTCGGTGCTTCCGCCCCCAAGGCCCCCAGCATGTTCTCGAATTGCTGCAAACCCTTCACATCAATTTCGCCCACGCTGAACATTGGCATTCCTCCATCTGAGCGCCGCTCACAAAAAAAAGGCCGGCACCTCCAAGCGGTGACCGGCCTTAGTTCAACAGGGAGGAATTGGATTTCATTTACATGGCAACCTCCATCTCAATACCCACCAAGCATCGGTGCAAGTACCCTTCAGGCATAAAAAAAGCCCGAGCTTTTCAGCCGGGCCATTCTTTCCATTGCAGCAGCAGTGTCACAGGCGGCGGCGCTTTCGCGTGGTAGCCCGGACTTGACGGCATACAGTCGAAATCGGGTGCAACACATGCGACTTCGACCGCCCGGAGCGCTGGCATGTATCTTTCAACAGTGGCCAACAAACCTTCGTCTATGCCCAACTGTTAAGAGACATGCACCCCCGCAGTCAAGCCCTCTTAACGTTGTGGGGGAAACTTAACGTCATGCTCTCCGCCCAGGCATTCCAGCGCTTTTTCGCGGTGACCTCATCTTGAGACCATCGCGCAGCGCGGCCACCGCAGTTGCCGCATGTCACGCAATACCCCGAATCGTCAGGCAATACCTGCGCTGCCCGATGGCCGCAGATGCACGTTGAAAGCGCGGGATCGAATGGGTCGCTAAGGTTCAAATCAGCGGGCATAGCCGGGTCCTCCTCAGCGACGCGCTCTGGAAGTTTTTCGATCGGGACCTCAAGAGGGGTTTCGCGCCCGAAGATGTTAATAACCCCTCGGGCAGCCCTTGCAGTCACATCCACAATTTTGAAATCGAAGTCGACAAAAGGTCCATCAGGGACCTTCACGACCTCGCCCGGATTGTACATCTGTGGTTGTTCAGCCATTTTTTTGCACTCACGGGATAAACGGCCTCCGCCCCACTGCCGCATCAGCCGGGCAACTCTGTCCGAAGGAATGGCTGCCGGCCGCCCGCCAGTCCCCATGACGCCTGAGATCACTTCCAAATCCATCAGTTCATGCCACCTATCGATATCTGCCCGCCATCCAACGAACAGCCAATCCGCCAAGAGCGGCTGGGTCACATGGGCTTTCTCAGGCGTGAAGCGGTTTTTCCGGCGCAACACTTTTTTCACGGGCAGGAAGACCTCGAAGCCAGCGCGGCGTAGAAGGTGCTCCGGCAGGAACACCCGGCTTCCGGTCCCGTCGATGCGGCGCTTGCGCATCCGGCCTGACCGATCGCGGTATGCTTCGAAGTCTCCGCCGACGGTGACTGATCGAATGCCGCCGAGCTGCTTGCGCTTCACCCGGCACGCGAACCATTGAATTTCGGGGGTGTGAAGTTTCGCCATTTTCATCACGCACCCTCTCCGGTCAGCCAGCCGCGCAGCATTTCTTCAGTTTCGTGGTATCGCCGCAACCAGCGATTTTCCTCCTCGGTGACGGTCACGCCGCGATGCAGACGGTCTTCGATCAGCTCAACCCGGCGCGCGTAGTCCTCCGCGCGGCTCGTGACGATCGACCACTCCCGATCCCCACGCGGAGGGCGCTTGTGGTTCTTCCAAAAAACGTACTCGGAGATCAACCGGCCCGGCACAGCTGCCGCCTCGTGACCAGCGGCAGACACAAACCACGAGCGCAGGCCAGGCACGTCCTGCAACGGCATGCGCTCACGCGCCTCGGCAAATCCGAGGATGCTGATCCGGCTGGGCCAAAAGACCTTGCTCGACCCTTCTCCCTTCGTCCGCATGCAGGCGGCGAGGATGCGCAGCGATTCATCCGAGAGATACCCGAGATCATCGGCCATCTGGTCAAGCTTGCGCCGCTGATCCTCAGCCGAGGTCTGTCGGCGGAAGCGCATGCCATCCTTGACCAGCGGATCGATGAACAGGCGACGCACCCGCGCTCGGTTGGTTTCTTGCGGCGCGGCGCTTTCAGTTGCCGCATCGGTGGTTTTGATCTGATCCATTTGCCCCATTCCCCCTTTTCTCAGCCCAGTCCCGTCGCTGCCTGTTCGGCATCGGTGAGCAGGTTCGCAGCGATGATGTGATCGATGACCCAAGGCTGCAGATCGGCGAGGGCATCAGGGCGGCCCTCCCGCAATCTGCCGACGGCGTTTTTCGCCTCTCGCTGAACCATCGGATTTGGAGAAAACTTCCCCGCTTTCGCCCTTTGGTTCTTCTGTGGTTTATCTATATTATGCACCGATGCAGATTTACCCCCTTTTCCGGGCAAATCTGCCCCCTTTTCGGAATCGCAAAAGGGGGCATTCCTACCCCCTTTTAGGGGTGCATTTTTGCCCCCTTTTAGCTGCACGATTTTGGCCCGCGTGAGGAACCCATATTGGGTGCTCTTCCCCCGGCCGACGCCTGCCAAAATGACGATCCATTCAGCTTCAATCAACTCCTTGATGACCCGCTTGATGGTGTCTTCCGAGCAGCCGTGAATGTCGGCCAATTGACGCCGCGATGGATCGCAGCGATGGGTTTCGCGGTTGGCGAACTCCAGCACCAAGGTGTCGGCAACAAGTCGCGCCATAGGGCTCAGGCTGCTGTCACGGCGCACGCTTTCCATCCAGCCCCATCGTTGCTGACGCCACTCTTCCGGGGCGATGACGCGCAGCTCACCCTCAAAGGGAGACCGCTCGATGTCGTATTTGCGCATTGGATCCACTCGTTTCGCCCTCGCATGCCTGTTGGCACGGCAAAACGCCGCGCCAATCGTGTATTATTCAGGCCTTATGCGGCCTGTTTTTCGCCTCTCACCCAGCTCATGGAGGTCGAGCAGGCGGCTTGAGTATGCGGGGCCATGACAGGGTGCTGGAGGGCATCTGAGTGTCCATCATGCAGCCTCCCTCACAGCAGCCGAAACGCGGGCGCAGGCTGCCTCAAAGTGCGCAGGGTTCTTTTCAATGCCGATGGCGCATCGACCCAGCATAGCCGCAGCAACCAATGTGGTTCCGGACCCCATGAACGGATCGAGGACGAGATCGCCCTCGCGGCTGGAATTGCCGATGTACTGCGCCATCAGTTCGACGGGCTTTTGCGTCGGGTGCACTGCGCCTTTCGGGCGCGCCATCCGCGTTATGCGCTTGTCACCGCCGTTCGTGATGTCGCGCGCCGTCCCCTTCCAGAGGTAGAGCGTGAACTCACTGTCCTTCATGTAGTAGCGGGTGCGCGAGGGGGTGATCTTGTCCCAAGTCAGCAGGCTGTGAAGCTTGAACCCGGCGCCGAGGAATCCCCCGTGGGCCGCGAAGAGGTTTTTATCGTCGGCCATGACATACGCGTCCGCGTCAGGCTTGAGGGCGCGGTAGATCGGCCCGCCGATATCGGCCCAGTCCACGACATCCATAAGCAACCCGCTGTTGTCATATACGGATGCCGCCATCTTGCCGCCCATGGCTCCGGGGCGGTTGCCTCCGGACGTCAAGCGGTATGGCGGGTCTGTGACCACCAAATCTGCCTGCCCCGAAAGGTTCGGCAGAACATCCAGGGCATCGCCGAGGATCAACCGGCATTTGCCGATCGTGACGTCTCTCGCCGCCGCCGATGTCATGTCAGGCTCCATTTGACCGGAAAGGCAAACAAACCTATTCCTGATGCGGGGTGAGTGCGCCAACACTCACCCCACGCGCTCACGCTAGCAATCGGTACCGCCGCATGAACCTCGTTGAAGTGACCAGCTTGATAGGTGCCGTCGGGGGCGTATCCGCGACCGCGCTTAGCTTTCTGGTCTTCCTTAGACAGAGGAAAAGTGAAATGCGCAAAAGCCCGATTTTCCAGTTTTTCGGACCATTCGTATCTGAAGAACTTCCCGAAATTGAATTTTGGGAGATCCACGTCACCAGCCTTGAGCCCGTCGGCTACACCTTCTTGGGGGTGAAGGCCCGAAAGCCAATTCTGTTTCGTGCCGAGGACATCTGGGCTACGGAAGCGGAGCAGAATGAGCCAATTTTGAGTGGCCGCCGCAGTCCATTCAAAAAGGATGCAAGCAAGGCGCGTGGCTACCTGGCTATTGAGGTCAAAAGGTATCCGAACGCACAACATTACCGCATACCTCTTTCGATTTCTTCTAACCGCTCAAAGATTTCGTTGATTTGGCGCTGGAACGACGAAGCCAAGCTACGTCGAACAAAGAAAAGACTGACCAGCACGCCCAGTATTACGAGCTGACAGGCCAAATCGACCACCGCTACCCATTCCCAAAAACTCATAGGTCAGCTCCAAACTCGGAACCCTTGGCAATGAGGTACACGGGAACGTTGTGCAGCAATGCCCAACAGGCGTCTCGCCAGACGCCCTGGGATACATCCCAGCCGTCCATTGCCGGGATGACCACGGCACCAGAGGCTGAAAGAAGCGGGCGGCGCCATCGCGCCCAGAACACGTCATCCAGAGGGTCCAGCCGGTCTTCGATGTCCGCGTGACAGGCCGCGCAGGAAAGTAGGATCGGCGAGGCGCCCGTGATGCCCTCGATCGCAAAGGCGCGCACCCAGCGGGCGGTGCGCACTTCGATGTCGCACGACAAGCCGCGATCCCATTCCATTTGATCGTTCACCACAGCTTTGGTGTAGGGGGTTGAGAGGTAGGCCATTCGTCCGATCAGGTGACTTACGGCCTCGACGAATTGACAGTCTGCGCGCAGCAGAACGTTGCCCGGATAGCTGGCCTTCAGCCAATCCCAATCAGGATCGCGTGGGAACTGGAAGTCATGCCCCATAGTGCGCCTGCCGGCCGCTTCATTTCGCTTACTTCGGGCGCGATTTTCAGCTTTCGCGCGGGCCAATTTACCCTCGACCGTTTCAACCATCGGAACCCTCACTCGCCGCTTGAGCTTGGCGGAGATGGAGGATGGTGCACATCCGCGTAGGATTGACTGATCGCACAAATTCGATGCGCACGACACGATCCTGAAACCGGTCTAAGATGTCAGAATCGACAGCAAACAGTTTCGCTGAATTTTCTTTGTTTTCAGTGTTGAGCATTTTTCGTCCACGCATGAGGAGATGTTGGAAAATGGATTGGACTAAATTCGGCTTGGCTTACCGAACCCCGCACGGCCTTTGGAACGTGCGCTATCATGCCGGAAAGTACGTCCCGTATTTCAATAATCAGCGGCTCCATCCGTTGGGTTACCCCTCACCAGAAGTAGCGGTTGAGGAAATTTCGAGCGGCGGATGTGAATGGCCAGGCGTGCTGAACCCCGGCGATCTTGGAATTAGCGATGATATCACCCAATGGGGCAAATTTACCTTAGCCTGAGGTGCGGCCAGCGTGGCTTGGAGCGCCTTGATGAGCTCGGTCGCTTCGGCGCGGTCGAGCAGCAAGCGGAGCCGCGTGCCGTCGTGCAGATCGAACATGACGTTCGACAGCCCAGTTATCTGGCAGAAATATCCAGCACCCAAACAGGTGCCGACCTTCCACTGGGGAAGCGAGGTATGCGGTAGCGGCTTGGTCATTTCAGCTTGCCTCACTGCTGCTTTGGATGTGTCCAGTTCCTTCATGACAGGCCCGCTTTGCGCGTCAGTGCCGCTCGAAGGTTGGCCGATGTCGCGATCAGTTCGTCCAATTCTTTGATCTGCGCTGCCGCCTCATGCGGGGTGTAGTCGTTTGGGTTCTCCGAAGCGTTCGAGTGCGCCTCAGCGTGTTTTGCCAGCACGTCCGAGAACTCTTGCGTGATGTGGTTGATGTTGGTGGCGGTCGCGCCCTCCGGGCAAATCGGCTGGAAAACACCACCCGCCAGATGCGCGAAGTGCTGCGCGATCGGAACCGCCGCTAGGCCATCAATCCGGCCGAGCCGATCGAGGTAGTTCACACCTAAACCACCGGGGCGCGTGTCGGATACTTCAGTTCCGTAAGACAGCACGGAAACCGAAACCCCCAAATCATCAGAGGCGCATTCCAATCCGCCCAAAGCGCGGATAGACTGCCGTACAGCTGCCTGAATTGAGCCTGGTCGTGTTGCTCTAGCCACGAGAAAAACCTCCCTGAGATTTCGCAGGACGGGACAAGCCGGTCAGGCAATCATGACCGCATGAAACGCAAAGCACATATCCCTGCATCAGTTGGCCTCCTTCTTAATCAGACGGTTGCTCATGACTTTCCCCCGGCTTTCGCTAGGCTGCATTCATTTGCAGCAACGTGGAGGTTTCCGTGGAGATCGACTTTCAGCCTATCCGAGAAGCTCTTTCCCTTGCCGGCGATACCGGCAGCGCCGCACAAAAGGTCGCCGGTGCGCTTGAAACGATCAGAGGCCTTTTCGGCAGCGCGAAGGTTAGTGCTGACCCGGATGTCAAAGTGGCCATGAGTGAAATGATGCTTCAGGTAGCAAACACGCAGGCGGCGAATGCTCAGCTGATTCACCAGCTGACTGCGCTGGAGGCCACCCTTAAGGCGGTCCAGGCAGCGCAAGCTGATTTTGACCGCTATGAACTTTGGAAATCCCCAGCCAGTGCGGTGGTTTATCGCCTCAAAGAAGGCGACAGCCTGGGGGAGCCAGACCATTTCCTTTGCCCAAACTGCATTGAGGAAAATCGCAAGTCGATCCTGCAAGGTAGCCGGATCGCGAAATGCCCCAAATGCGGCGCGTCGTTTCAGCTTAAGCCCAACCCGCCGCTCAAGACGTCGAACAAGTGGATGAATCGGTGAGGCGCTTCCAAGCATCAGGTAATCCTCCGCCGACCGGACATTCCGGTGCGGCTAGACGCAATCGGCAGTGCCGACACGTCGACACCGGTCCGGGCCGAGGAATTTGCACGGTTGGTTCGGATCATAACATCCCCCTGACGGTCAATCCGCAAAGCTTGCCGACATGGTGGCCGAGACCCGATCAGCGACGCGATCGAGTTCACCACGAACTTCAGCTCCAATCTGGGGCTGAAGCCGTCGCTCTACCGCGTCCGCGATACACTCGATCCGGTAATCCGCGTCGAACGCATAGCGAATGTGGTGGCGAAGTGATTTTATCAACGCGCGCATCAGCTGGCCTCCTTAAGGGGCTCTGTCGGAGCGGGGTTCTCCCGGATGTACTTCAAAATCTTATCCGCCGTGCGCAGGGTGGGCGATCCGTCACCCGCTTCCCATTTTGCCCACGCCGCCCCGCCGAGCTTCGCCGCGCGTTGCACAACTGTCGAAGGCTGAACCCCAAGCGCGTCCGCGTAGGCGCGCACTTCTTCCATGAACTGTTCCATAATTCGTTGATAGGGATTTTGTCCTATGCGGTCAAAGGGTTTTTGAACGATAGGCGAAAAAGCCTATTTCGATATAATTAGATTCATGTCCGAACCTACATTTGCAGAGCGCCTTCGGCGCGTCATCGAGAACGACCCAAACCTAACCGTGGCTGGCCTCGCCGTGCGTGCAGGGCTGGACAACAGCGCCTTAAGATCGCTGTTGTCCGGTAGGGTAAAAAATCCCCGCCTGGATACTGCTGTGAAGGTTTGCTCCGCGCTCGGCACGACCCTAGAGGATTTTATGTCTGGCGCTTATGAATCGGGTCGGGTTCCGGCTGACACAGAAGCTCAGCATATTCGCTCCCTATTATCTCAACTATCACCGAGCGAGCGCCGTCTGCTGATAACTTACGGAGAAGGGCTTCGCGATGCGCACCGCATCGACAACGAAGAACCTCCTGAAGGCGATAAATGAATTCTGCTTCTTCCAAAGCACCCTCCCACAAAATGGGAACATTAAGGGAACGAAGCGTTGCAGTTGCAACCTCTACATGCCGTACTTTAGCATTAGAAACGCCCACGATGTTGGGTGCATAGTCTATATATTTTTACCTTGTAGGAGAATCACCGATGAAAATAAGCCATTTGTGCACAGGTATATTCATGTTTGCCGTGACGGCTGGGCCAGGCGCAGCTCAGTGGGCGCACCAAGAGCATGGAAGTGCGTTTGAGGATGAGAAGACGCAGATCGCGCTGACATCGCACGGTAGATATGCGGTCGGGCTTCGCTGCACCGAGGCGAGTGATCTTACGCTGATTTTTATCACGCCCGAAGTGGTGGATCGCGACGTCACGAGTACAATCAATATGGCTGCTCCGGAAATTCTGGTGCGCGTCGATCAGAATGACGCTTTCTCTCTTGCGGCGGAAGGCGATACCCCTGATGGAAAGCTAACCTTCCACGCTGCCGCGCCGAAGGCGCTTGCGCAGCAGTTGGAGGCGGCGCGATCCGGCGTTTCGGTTGCTACAAAAATGCTCGGTAGCGTCTATCACGAAACCAAATTTAACGTGCGCGGTTCGACTGCGAGCATTGGCAAGCTAAAAGAGCTTTGCGATCTGACAGCGGGGTGATTTGTGTTAACGCGCAATAGGGTTTTTGTACTAACTTTATTGACATAGGTAAATTGTCCTATTAGAGATGTCCCCATCAACCGATGGAGGCAACGATGCGTGCGACAGAAAACCAGCCACTGGTTAGCGACGAACTGCTGACCGAATTGGCCAATCCGACATATCGGCAGCAGTGCGGCGATTTCGACGTAGAGACCTGCGCACTGCTTGCCGCCGCCCTGCCTGAAATTTGCACCGAGCTTTTGCTGTGGCGCCAGATGGCCGCCAGCAAACCTGCCGCGCTAGCGATGGCGCTCCGGTCAGATTCCATCGAGAGCCGCCTGAGCGATGCGCGCCGCGTTGTCAGCACGACAGGCGCGATTGATCCCGGCGCTTTGGGTGTCGCCTGCCAATCCCTGATGCGTCACTCGATCGACGTCGATGAACGCGTAGCCGCGTCCGCCGTTCTGGCTGAGATGCAAGAGGCCGCGTGATGGCTATTTCAGAATTAATCGCTCAATTGCGTCGGCCCATTCGTTTCGCAATTCGAAAACTATCTCCGAGTGAGCGGCGCTTCGAGCGTCGGATGGCGGCATATATCGCAGCATGTCAGCAACCTGCAATTGACGCTCATCTGGGAGTCCCGCGGCGGTCATCATTAGGTATGCGAAATCACGAAGCGCAAGGCGCAGGCTCTCAATCTGATCCGAGTTCGCTTGGACTTTGCGAGGAAGATGTTCTGGCATGTCAGGCATCTGAAGTTCTCCGTTATTCTGAATTTCTTTCTGATGAACAGATTGGAGAAAAGCATGGGCGCTCCGCAGAGGAAATAGCCGACTTGAAAGCTCAAGCGATGCGCCGGAGGGGATCGTGATGGTCGAAGCGCACAACCGACTGCCGGCCTTTCTGATGAATTTGGGTCGTTTGGCTGCCGATGACCAGTTTGACGCCTTCGTGAATGAAATCATGGAGACCTCTGGTCGCTTTGACACCGCACCTGAGGACGGCGTCGAGCTATGGAAACTGAGCTTGCACGGCATCTCAGCCCACGGCGCGACCGAGCAGGAAGCGATCACCAGATGGATGCAGGCGGCCCGGCTAGTCTGCCCGCTGGATGATGCCGAGGATGACGGGTTTATCACCGTCCATCCGCCCATCAAGAAATTGGGGGTCGCGTGATGATCAAGCGCGCTCACCCCGCACCCTTGCCGTATGAAACCGGCACCACTGCCGGGGGCGGACTGCTCGCCGTTCCCGGCGCTTTTTTTCGCCGGTTTCGCAAAAAGACCGGAGGTGACGCGGCCAAGCCCGTGCGCCCACAGACGCCGCTCCCCGACCAGAAATGGCTGGTGACCTATGAGTGCCCAAATGGCGATGTCGCCACCTCAACGGTCCTGATCAATGGGGCCAGTCTGCTGGTCGATATCTACACGTTGGCGCGATTGGCGCTGCGCAATCAGTGCGACGTAGACCGCGCCATCATCATTCGGATCAGCGTCGATTACCGGGCGACACCAGCTCGCGTCGAGATGCTGGATCGGATCACCAAGAATTACAACGCCCGCCTCCGCTTCGAAGCTGAGTGCGGCTAACCTTAAGGTATTGATGCCATGAACAATAAATTGTCCGACCTGAACAATCACCTTTTCGCCCAAATGGAGCGCCTAACCTCAGAAGGCATGAGCGATGAGCAGATCGCGAAAGAGGTTCAGCGCGCGAATGCCATGGTCTCTGTTGCGGACAGGATTACCGGCAACGGAGATTTGCAGCTGAAGGCTGCGAAGCTCTACGCCGAGTATGGCGAGCCGGTGCTGAAGCACTTGCCACAGATCGGTGGGCCTTCAAAATGAAGGGCCACAGCATCCAGTATAGCGAAGACGAGCTTGCGTGGGTCAAGCGGCACAGAAAGCTCCCCCGGAAGGAGTTGCACGCCCAATTCTGCGCCCATTTCGACCGGGCTGACGTCAACCTTGAGAACCTTAAGGCGCTCTGCTCCAGAAAGGGGTGGCTGACTGGTCGGACCGGCGGGTTTGAGAAGGGGCAGGCACCCCACAATAAGGGTAAGCCCTTCAACCCGCCTGGAAGCGAGAAGGGTCGCTTCAAGAAGGGAAACCTGCCGCACAACACAAAACATCTTGGGCACGAAAGGGTCGGCACGGACGGATACGTCGAGATCAGCGTCGATCAGGTGAATCCGCACACTGGATATGGGCGGCGCTATGTGGCGAAGCATCGCTACCTTTGGGAAAAGAAGAACGGGCCAGTGCCTGAGGGGCACGTGCTTAAGAGCATCGATGGCAATAAGGCCAATACCGACCCGTCCAACTGGAAGGCCATACCGCGGGCGCTCTTGCCTCGCCTGAGCGGCGGACGCTGGTACAAGCCCTTCGATCAGTACGAAGCTGAACTTCGCCCCACCATCTTGGCCGTGGCGCAGTTGGAGCATGCCGCGCGCGAGATCACGAGTCCTGGTGACGGTGAGGGGGCAAAATGAGACCTTCGCATTACACGCCCCAACATCTGATCGAACGGATACTGACGGACCTGCCATCGACTGACTGCTTTGTCCAAGTCGACCCCTGTGCAGGCACCGCTCACTTCGCCGCCGCAGCTCAGCGCATGCTGACACGAGGCGGGGAGGGGGATACCCGCGATGCGTGATCAGGACCTTATTAAAGCTGCCCGCGATCGCGCGTTAGATGATGATCTGGTGGCGCAGCTCGCGGATCGGCTGGAGGAGGTGCGCGGGACGTTGTCGGCGATCCGCATCAACCACTCACTGGCGTCATGCCAGCTGCTCGCCACGCTCTCTTTAGCCGGGGGTGCGAGGTGACCCAGATCGTTTCAGGCAACCCCGCGATAAAGACCCAATGCGCGCAGCCCGGAAGAGGGCAGGTCCGGCTTATTGATCCCCGTAGCGGCCAATACCTGCACCTGTCGGGGTCCGGACGGACTGAAGGCACGGCGCATGCCTGGATAGGCACCACGGCGCAAGCTGCCGCACTGGAAGCGGTGGCGCAGGCGGGAGGGCAATCCTGGCCCTTCGAGCCCATCGATCTTCGAGAGGCCCGCATCAAAATTCACGCAAACCAAAACTGATAAGGACAAACGAATATGTTTTACGAAAACGAAAGATTTGCGCTCTTCATTGACGGCCCGAATTTCTACTCGACGGCCCGCGCGCTGAACCTCGATGTGGATTACAAGCGGCTGCTGGAGTTCTTTCAGTCCAAAGGCCGGATGGTGCGCGCAAACTACTTCACGCCACTGGCGGACACCGAAGATCACGTCTCGATCCGCCCCCTCGTTGATTGGATGCAGTACAACGGATGGAACGTGGTGACTAAGCCGGCCAAGGTCTACGAGGATGAGTACGGCCGGAAGCGGACCAAGGGCAGCACCGACATGGAGATGGCGGTCGAGGTGATGAGATTGGCGCCTGCGATCGAGCACGCGGTGATCGTCTCCGGGAACCGGGATTTCGCCCCGGTGGTGAAGTTCCTGCAAGAGCGCGGAGTGCGGGTCACTTTGATCTCCAGCATCCGCACCCAACCAGCAATGATTTCCGATGACCTGCGGCGTCAGGTCGATGTCTTTGTCGACCTGGACACACTTCGCGATGACATCGGTCGCGAGGCAGAGGCAAATGCCGCCGCGTAACTGAACCTAAAGAAAGTGAAAAGGAGTGCGATCTTGATGACCAAGCGCAAAGAACCGACCGCCGCGCCCGTTGCGGATACCCACGACCCCTACAAGATGCGCACGCTGGAGCAGATTTTGATGCTGTTCGATGGCGGTGACTTTATGGGCGAGGTCATGACCGGGCACCAGAAGCTGATGCATGAGCTTTTGGAGCATAACGCCGAACATGGGACCAAGGGATGCAGTGGCACGATGACCTTGCAGCTGTCCTATGCGGTTGGAAATTCCGGCGATGTCGGGATGGGCGCGACCGTCACCTTCAAGGCGCCAAAAAAGCCGCCGTCCAGCGCGGGCGCACACATCAACGATGCGGGCGAACTCACCCTCTACAGCCCGATGATGAAGCGGATGCACCAGCCCGTGCGGGATGTCGATGACTACAACTATGACCCCACCACCGGCGAAATCCGAGACATCGAATAACGCCACCAGCAACAAACGAGGAACAGAGACGTGACCGAAGAACTCACACAATTCAACGCAGAAAACACCGCCGCCACCATGCGTGATGTCATGGAGAAGATTGGCGGCTCGGAAGCCATTGAGCAGCCGAATGATTTCGACCTGAAAAGCGCCCATCTGATTACAGTGCCCAGTCACCGGAAGGTTGAAGACCTGACCGCCAAATATCGAGAAGCGGCGGAGTTTCTGAAACCAGCCCGGCGCAAGGGCACCGCCCGACTGGATGACCTGCAAAGCCTGATCGACTGGGCGAACCGCTTCAAAGGACCGACATCAGCGCTCTTTGCCAAGCCAGACCTGAAAGCCCCCACGATCACTTGCATTGCGGACTACCATGCCGAAGGCCCTGCCGACCAAGACACCGCCACCGGTGACCCCACCGCCCGCCATTGCCATCATCGAGCAATCTACAATTTCCCTTTGTCGGAAGAATGGAAGGCGTGGATAGGTGTTGCTGGCAAGCCGCTGGAAAAGGATGACCTGGGCGAGTTCATCGAGGCCAACGCCAAGGACATCATGGATCCGACGGCCGCCATTCTTTCCGCGAAGGAAAGTGACAAGAACCAGCCGTGGGAAAACCGCCTTATTCAGACGGCCCATCAAATCGAAGGCCGCTATGGCCAGCTGACCCAACTGCTGCAAATGTCGCGCCAGTTTCAGGTGTACGAAACCAGCAACCTGAAGGTGACCAGCAATCGCGACACTGGCGAAAGCGAAATCCAGTTCCTGAACGAACACAAAGGCGCTGACGGCAAGCCGCTTCAGATCCCCAACCTTATCATCGTCGCCATCCCGGTGTTCATGGGCGGCGCCCCATACCGTATGCCAGTGCGGTTTCGCTATCGCAAGATGGGCGGCGCGGTTCGCTTCATCCTATCCATCTACAACCCGGAAAAAGCGTTCGAGGCGGCGTTCAAGGAGGCTGTCGCGGAGGCCACCGAAAAGACCGAACTGCCAATCTTCAAAGGCGATCCTGAAAGCTGATGCCTCTTTCTGCCCCTTGGCAACAGGGGGCAGCGATAGACACCAGAAAGGCGAGAGCAATGGCTGAGCAGTCGAAAATCGAATGGACGGACCACACCTTCAATCCGTGGGAGGGCTGTCAGAAGGTCGCGCCAGAGTGCGACAACTGCTACGCAGAAGCGCGCGACGTGCGCTTCACAGGTGGCACCCATTGGGGTCCAAAGGCTCCACGGCGTAGGACTAGTGCGCAGAACTGGAGCAAGCCGAGGAGGTGGAATGCGCAGGCCGAAGCCTTCTATGCCACTCACGGGCGGCGACAGCGGGTTTTCTGCGCATCGCTTGCCGATGTTTTCGACAATGCAGTCGACACCAGCTGGCGCGATGACCTTTGGGCGCTCATTCGGGAATGCGACCAGCTGGACTGGCTGCTACTGACCAAACGCCCACAGAACATCGCGAAGATGTTGCCGCCGGATTGGGGCGATGGTTGGCCCCACGTCTGGCTTGGCACCAGCGCAGGGACGCAGAAGACGGCAAACCAGAACATCCCACACCTTCTGAAAGCGCCTGCCGCCGTTCGCTTCGTCAGCGCAGAGCCGCTTTTGGGAAGCATAGACTTTGCCGCAGTTCCGAAGGGTACAATCAGCAAGAACATCACCATCTGTTTTGGCGCATTGACGGGTGTCGATGGCCTCGGCCACGGCGGCCCACGCATTGATTGGGTCATCTGTGGCGGCGAGAGCGGCCCTAACGCCCGCCCAATGCATCCCGACTGGGCTAAGTCGCTGCGCGAGCAATGCCAGAATGCGGGCACAGCGTTCTTCTTTAAGCAGTGGGGGGAGTGGCAACCCTACTCTGAACACGACGAAAGCAACGGCCCTGCATTGCACGATGAAGCGCCGGCCGAGCGCCCTGATGAAACAACCCGGAATCGCTTTGACGCGATCTGCATAGATAGCGACGGCACGGAGTATGGACTTGGCGAAAAGGGTCAATTCCCAAAGGCCCCATCGGGGGCGTTCGCAGGGCCGCGGCCAATGCCCATGCACCGCATCGGCAAGAAAGCTGCCGGGCGATCACTTGAGGGGAGAGAGTGGAACGAGGTGCCTTATGGTTGCCTATAATTTCCAAGCCCAGTTCGCTGAGGCCGTCGCGAGCGGTCAGAAGCGACAGACCATTCGAGCGCCACGCAAGGATAACCGCCACGCAAAGTCAGGCGACAGGCTGCAGCTATACACCGGCATGCGCACGAAGTCCTGTCGCAAGCTGCGTGATGCAGTGTGCCACGATTCATGCGCCATCCGACTTGAGTGGGGTAAGGCGTGGACCTTTGGGCCGCAGGAGCTCTTCGTTGGCGAAGAACTTGAACGCCTTGCGCAGTCAGATGGCTTTGCGTGCTGGGCGGACATGCGTGACTGGTTCGAGAAGGCGCACGGCCTGCCATTCACCGGACAGATGATCAGATGGTTGGCACCTCGCAGCCCTGACGTACCCAGGGGGGTAGCGGCATGACGCTGGTTATCGGGAAAGACGTTCCATGGAACGCAATGTGGTCTGGCGAGGACCGCAACGAAATTCGGCCGTGTAAATATGCAGGCAACAAGCTCGCGCTCTGGTCCCCGTTCAATCCCGGCGAGGGAAAACCAATCTTCGCGAAACCGCATCACGTCAGACAGCGCAAAAGCATCGCTGAAATGCGCTGCACCGTATGTGGTGAAAGGACAACAGAGGGCGATCGTTGGTGGTTTCCGTTTGGCGACTTCCGCGACAGATGGTGGGTCAGCACCGAAAGCCCTGTACATTTCCGGTGCGCAGAAATTGCTCAAGCGGCGTGCCCGACCATTGGTCGCAGGCAGGTGCAGCCCATTCGCTTTCCGGGCGGGCATACGATCCTGAGCGCAATGGTGGGCGGCCCCGAAACAGATCGCGACTTTGGGGTAAGGGTCAATGGTCGAGCGATTGTTGGGCATCTGAAACTGGCATGGCGAAAGCCATGGTTTCTCGAATCAGCAAAGGAATGCGCCTGATGCTTGACGCCGCCTGTAAGTCACCGCCGGACACCAACTCAACAGACCTCGAACCACGGGAAACCGGATACTACTGGGCTAAGCTTGTCTCGCCCCGAAAGCAGCCGGCAGATGAGGACTGGGCGTCGATCGATTGGGAGATCGTGCACGTCGACGAAAACTACGGCGAAGGCGAGGATGAGTTCCGCGTCTACGTTCCTGGAATTGCGCCCGGACAGCTGGTCAGCGCATTTATTTGGGGCCCGGCAGTAAAGGATAAAAAACCGGAGCGCGCAGATGTCTAAGAAGATCAACGCGGAGCCTATTTGGCTCGATTTTCTGGAGCCAATCTAATGGTTGCGACACGCTTCACCAAGGCAGAGATAACGCGCGCCGTGGACGCCGCCAAAGCTTGCGACCTCATCATCAGCGCCGTTGAGATCGGACCGGACGGGACAATCAAGATTCTCTGCCCGGTAGACGCCAAGCCTGAAACGAGCAAAAGTCGGGGGCCTAAAGAATGGTGACCGATGTGCGCAAAAACTACCCAGGCCTAACCGTGGAGCGACTACCTTCCGGCAAGGAGAGGCTGCGCGTTCGCGTTGAAGGCAAGCCGAACAGGAAAATTCGCCTCAATGTTGACTTGGACCACCCCAAGTTCTCGGAGCACTATTGGAGCGCCCGGGCTGGCATCCAGCTTCCATTCGAGCCGGAAACCACGGCCGTGCGCCACTCGATACAATGGCTGACCGACAAATATCTAGCGCACTTGCAGAGAATGGTCGATGCGCGGCAGGCTTCCCCCGCAACGCTCCGGAAGCGGAAGAGCCAGCTGAATTGGCTGTGCAGTTTCGCGACTGAGGATGGAGATGCATACGGCGAGATGAGCCTGAGCGCCCCCAGTGCAGCATTTGTTCGCGCGAGGGATGCGCGCGCCGCCACGCCAGCAGAGGCTGACAACATCATTAAGGCCGCCCGATCGATGTACAAGTGGGCCTGCGATGTCGGCCATGCGGAGGTCAACCCGCTGACCGGGGTTGGCAAGATCCATCGCAGCCAAGGGGGCGCGACTCCTTGGACCGTGGATGACCTCAGAAAATTTAAAGAGCGCCACCCTAAAGGAAGCATGGCGCATCTTGCCCTCACTTTGCACATGTTCACCGGCGCGCGATCGGGAGACGCGATCTGGCTTGGGCGCGGTCAGGAGTTCGAGAGCCACGGCATGCGTTGGTTGGGCTGGCAGCCCAGAAAGCGGGGCGCGGCCTATGTTGAGATTCCTGTCGCGCCCCCATTGACCGAGGCGGTCGCAGCTGTCGCCCGGATCGGTGAAGCGTTCATTTTGAACGAGTACGGCAAGCCGTTCAAAAACGCAGACAGCTATCGAAACTGGCTGCGTAAGAGGTGTGATGAGGCCGGGCTTTCGAGCAGGTCCTCTCATGGAATTCGCAAAGCGCTGGCCGAGTTGCTCGCGGAGGAAGGGTGTAGCGAACACCAGATCATGGCCGTGCTTTCTCACACTCAGCCAAGCACATCCGCGATCTACACCAAGGACGCCGAACGCCGCGTTCTGGCGGCCGAGGCGATGCGCGCAATTAATGGGTTTGAGTGGTGA